AATCCGCTGTGGCAACTCACTGAAGAGCAGAAGGGAGAGGTTGCCGAGAAGATCACTCGCGCGGTCGTCCAAGCTGAAGAAGCCGGCCTCATTTCGCAGAAGACTGCGATGCAAGAACTGAAACAGTCGTCCGAAGTCACTGGCGTCTTCTCGAACATCGAAGACGACGACATCGAGGCGGCCGAAGAGACCCTGCCCCCGGCCGGCGAGAACGCCCTGCCGGATGTTGACGAAACCGGGACCTCCTCCTCGACCGGTGGCGATGACGACGATGAGGCCGACGGACCGGCCGGGAAGCAGGCTAAGGGCAAGAAGAAGTCGAAGAAGGACGACGATGACGACGAGAAGGATGACAAGAAAAAGAAGAAAAAGAAATCGAAGGACAGTCGTCCGATTCGGGCTGTGGCGGCGATGAAGTACAACTTCGATCACGACATCGTCCTCGAGAATCCTCAGGGCACGATCCGTCAAGGACCCGACTGGGAAGCCGTCATGCCGTACGACTACGGCTACATCCGCAAGACGATGGCTCCGGACGGCCAACCGGTGGACTGCATGATCGGACCACACTGGGACAGCGCTCAGGTGTTCGTCTGCGATCAGGTGAAGCTCGACACCAAGGTCTACGACGAGCCCAAGGTGATGTTCGGCTACAGAACCTTTCAGCACGCGCTGTCGTGCTTCCTTCGGGGCTACTCAGATGGGCGCGGCTGGGATCGTCTCGGATCGATCAAGGAGATGACGATGGACGAATTCAACAAGCTGAAGACTCAGTGGGCGATCGCCGAATGAGCGTACGAATTTTTGTCCACGACGCTGGCCGTAAACGGTTCGAAGAGCTGAAGGTTGGCGAGAGGTTCAACTATTTCCTCGAATCCTTAGGAAAGACGGTCACGCTAGTCAAGCGAAACCTCAGTTCAGCTGAAGTGGTCGGTGACTCGAATCGACATTACACGTTCCGCCGATCGTCTGAGGTCGAGACTCGCGATGCTGATGGCGAGACATCGGTTACCTGGGCCACCTTCTTGGGGAACCTCGAGTCTGGCAAGTGGGTCTACTCGAACGGCATTCCGAATCGAGAGCAGGGAAGTTATCTCGTCACCGTGCCTGAAAAAAGTCGAGGCGTTCGCAACAGTGCCGATAGGACACTGAGGGTGAACGTCCCAATGACCGCTGCAGAGACCCGAGCTAACGAGACCAAGGAAGCTGAGAAACGTCTCGCGTGGGCAAGATCGATTCGCGAGCGCCGAAAGACTGGCGATGCCAAGTGGACAGGTACTTACGAAGCAGTCGTCAAGGGGAAGAAGAGGACGGTCAGCGGTACAGTCGAAGCGTCCGACGCGTACGAAGCTGGAGACAGGCTCCGTGCGAAGTTCGAGAGGGAGTACGGAACAGACTACATCCATCCCGTGGCGAAGTTCGCAGGAGGTCCGAAGCGTCTCGACCCAGGTTCCATCTCCAACAAGATCGCACGACGTGCTGGCCCAGAGGAGGACGAGTAATGGCTCCGAAAGCCTACCAAGCAGTACGAGACGGTCCGTGGCGACAATGGGTGTCAGGACCAATCAACTCTGACATGCTGCGCTTCAAGTTGAAGGAGGCGAACGGTGAGCCGATCTTCCTCAACGGTTGTGAGACCTTCGCTATCAGACTTGACAACGAGCAAGTGTGGAACGTGATTGACGGGTGGAAGTAGTGTTCGGCTTCCTCAAGGATCAATCGATCCTGCGTGGCGCGTACTTCCGTGACGCTGCCAAGAAAGCTCCACCGGCACGTCAGAAGTCGAAGATTGACGCGAAGAAGGCACGTCGTGCCGCGCGTGAACGCTTCAAGCGTGCTCATTTGGCCGAGAAGGCCTTCGCTCGAAAGCTTCGCCGCGTGGCAAAGGAGGTTGGCAAGATCGTCAATCGATTCGCACCGCGGGGGAAGGTTCGAGATTGGCCAGCCCTGAACCTGGCGCTTCAGAAGTACTCTAAGCTTCTCGGTCCTTGGGCTGCCTCTACTGCGGAGTCAATGATCGCTGAGGTCGCACAGCGAGACTCGTTTGCATGGGCCGAGATGGGACGCGAGATGGGTCGCTCTCTCAGATCAGAGATTCTAGTTGCACCGATCCAACCCGCGCTCGACCGAATGCTACTCGAGCAGGTTCAGCTGATCAAGAGCCTGCCCACCCAGGAGGCCACACGCGTCCACCACCTGATGCTCGAAGGAATGGTAGGAGGTCGTCGAGCAGTTGAGACAGCCAAGGAAATTATGAGGAGCGGTCAGGTCACAGCGTCGCGCGCTATGCTGATTGCAAGAACAGAGACGACCCGGACAGCCACCACGGTGGTTGAGGCTCGATCGACATACGTTGGCAGCGAGGGATACATCTGGCGTACAGCTGATGACTCCGACGTACGCAGGGAACACGACAAGCTTGAGGGGAAGTTCATTCCCTGGAATCGTCCGCCAATTGCTGGCCCGAATGGACAGCGCTATCACGCTGGTGCTGGGCCAAACTGTCGTTGCTACCCCGAGCCGATCATTCCGGACGTGGTCGCGTAGGAGCCATCATTTTTATGCTTCGTACCAGGTACAGCCACACCCTATAATCCGATCCGCATGACCCTAACCCGTCCAGGAGACCATCCGATGAAATTCCGCTCCGCCTTTCTCGCCGCGATCGTCGCAGGCATCACCGCCTTCGCGTTCTCGGCGTTCTCTCCACAACTGGCCCAGGCGCAATCCTCGGGCTCCGTCCAGGCCCAGAACCCGCTCACCCGCGACATCGGGGCCATTCTCACCTTCGCCACGCAAGTCGCCGCCACCGTCAACTCGGCAGACCAGTCCGGCTTCAACGTCTCGCGCGTCACCTGCGTCCTGAACCAGAGCGCCGAGGTCGGCACGATGTCGACCACGTTCAAGATTCAGAACAAGGACGCGGCGAGCGGGACCTACTACGATCTGATTACCTCTGCGGCCACCACCGTCAACGCCACGCCGAACGCCGTCACGGCCGGGGCCGGCGTCGCCACCACCACCAACGTCTCCGCCAACTTGCCGATCGCGCGAACCTGGCGAGTCCAGGCGATCGTGACTGGAACCACCTCGATGTCCGGAACGATCGGATGCAGTCTCCAGTGACGCGATTGATCTTCTGGCTGGGATTCGCTACCACGGTGGCGTTCTGGCCAGGGATCATCAACGCCGGGACGGCCCCTCGCTGGGCAGTCCTGGCGATTGGCGTGCCCATCTGTCTGATGCTGATGGACCGCCGCGTGGACACTCGATCGTGGTGGCCGGCATTGATTCTCGTCTGCGCCGCCGCCACGCTCGCGTGGACACCTGACCTGCTCAACGGAATCGACGCCTTCATCCGGCTGTCGATTCTGATGGGGGTCTTCTACCTTGGGACTCAGTTCCGGAGTGTCACCAGTGCCTGGGGGGGCATCCAGTGGGGCGTGGCCCTGATGCTGCCCATCGTGGTGCTGCAGTGGTTCAACCTGATTTCGATTCAACAGGCCGTAGCTCCAGCGGGCCTGCTGATGAACAAGAATATGATGGGTGAACTCGCACTCGTTGCGGCAGTCACGGCGCTCTCGATGGGTGCGTGGACGATGTTCGTCTGCGCCATCGCCATCTGCGTCCTGACGACCTCTAAGGCCGTGGCGGGGGCCTTCCTGCTGACACTGGTCGTGATCTGGTTCCGTCGCGCCCCCTACGCTAGTCTGGCGCTCGGTGTAATGATCGTGGGCGCGGCCCTCGTCTCCTTCCTGATCGGAATGGAAAGCGCAGGACCGCGCCTCGCGATCTGGAGCGAAGCCATCTCGAACTGGTCGTTCTTTGGCAACGGACTGGGAAGCTTCGTTACTACGTATCCCGCTGCCGAGTACGTCCACTCCGAGCCGATCCAGTTCATCTACGAGCTGGGAGTCTTCTCGATTCCCCTCTTCGCTGCATTCCTCTACGCTCTAGGAACTCCTCATGCTCAGCGAGAATCGATCGTCGTTCTGGTGGCGGTTGGAGCAGTCAGTTTCTTCTCATTTCCGCTCCACATGCCCGTCACCGCATTCGCTGCGGCTCTGGCTGCTGGCCATCTGGCTGGCTGCCGGAATCGCATTCGCAACTACCACTACGATCAGCGAGCTGCTCTTGGCGTCGGTGCTTGATAATCGCCAGCGCTCAGTCATCGAGGCCATGACCAAGATCGACCTGGCCGTGACAGCCTACCCCTTCGCGCGCGCACCGCGCATTCTTCAGGGAGACGTTCGTCGAGTCATGATCGAGGCGAACAAGCGATGAGGCAGCGTACCCACGACGACGCCACGACCCAAGATGCTGTTCGCATGCGCTTCTACGTCACGGAGAAGCTAGGTCCGAAGCAGTCAATCACGCCCGAGGGCTTCCTCCTGTGCGAGGACGTACCTCTCGCTCGCACTGGCGAGATGGCCTACGCGGAAGGCGAACTCGATGATCTGAAGGGCGACGCCTCAGGCGTCATCTACGTCACGCGTGACGAGAAGGCTGTCTTCGATCCCATCTACATCGCGAGCCTGAACGGCAAGCCCGCAGTCAATGACCATCCGGACCAGGACGTCAACCCCGAGAACTGGCGCGAGCTCGCCATCGGCGTCGTGATGAATGTCCATCGAGGCACTGGCGTGCAGGCCGACCTGCTGCTGGGAGACCTCTTGATCACCGACGCCCAGGCGATCGAAGACATCCAATCGGGTAAGCGCGAGGTCTCCGCCGGTTACACAGCCGACTATGACGAGATCGCGCCAGGCAAGGCTCGGCAGTACAACCTCATCGGAAATCACGTCGCGTTGGTCGAATCCGGTCGCTGCGGCCCGCGATGCTCGATTGGCGACCGGAAGACCGTTCACCACACCAAGACAGGAGACTGCTCCATGACCACGAAAACCAAACGGCTCGGTTGGCTCGACCGGATTGCCGACGCCCTGAAAGGGAAGAAGGTCGAAGACGCCATCAAGGCGATCGACGAGGCCAAGGAGGAACTCGAGGCCGAGCCCGAGCCCGAGGAGCGCACCCAGGACGTCCACATCTACAGCGATTCTCGCACGATGCGTGACGAGGACATCGAGGAGCGTTTCAAGAAGGTGGAAGACGCCATCGGCGGCTTTGGCTCGGCCCTCGGCGCGATCAACGAGAAGCTCGGCATCTCCTCGACGCAGGACGCCGATCCGGACGAAGAGGACGACAAGGACAAGGAGAAGACCGCCGACGCCGTGGAGGAAGAATCCAACGGCGGCGAGAAGAAGGAGATGCGATTCGCCAAGGACAGCTCGTTCCTGTCCGATTCCTTCCAGGACGCGAACGCCGGTGCCGAAATCTTGGTGCCCGGCATTCAGCTGAAGTCTTACGACAAGGCGATGGCCCCGCGCCAGACCGTAGGCGTGATCAACGAGACGCGCAAGAACGCCCTCGCCCTGTCGCTCGTCACCTCCGACGGCAAAGCGCTGCTCGAGGAACTGAACGGTGGAAAACCGATCAACCTGGAGACCATGGACTGCGCGTCCCAACGCGCGCTATTCCGTTCAGCGGTCTCGACCCGCAAGGCGCGCAACAATGCCGGCGCGACGCGCGACGTGATCATCACGTCTGGCGGTGGCCTCGGCGTCACGGGTCCGGTGAAGACGCCGGCCGACCTGAACAAGAGAAACCGCGAGCATTTCGCGCGGATCGCCTAAACCCTTTGCAAAGGAGACACGACATGAAACGCCTGCTTCTCGCCTGGATCAGCGCCATCACTGGCGTTCCGTTCATCACCCATCACGCCGTCCGCACGCGCGACAGTGGCGAGATGGCCTTCGCCTTTCGCATGAAGGGCGGTATTGCCGGAGACGTCAACCGCACCCACCCGGCGTCGATCGAGCCCGTCTTGATCGATGTGGACGAGCCTCCCACGGCCTACGGTCAGCCGGTGATCGTCGACACGGTCACCTCCGGCGTTCGTCGATTCGTGGCCGGTGACACTGCGGTGGATACCGCTTACGGTGTGATGGCTCGTCCGTACCCGACCCAACAATCGGCTGGCGGGATGACCTCGTCCTTCGGCGGCGGCACGCCTCCGACCACTGGCGCGGGCGATGTCCTGCGCGCCGGCTACATCATGGGCAAGGTCCCCGCCGACTCCGCCGCGCCCAAGAAGGGCGGCGCAGTGTTCGTCTGGTGCGCCGTCAGCTCCGGCAACCACATCCAGGGCAACTTCGAGACCGCCGCGAACGGCGGCAGCACCGCCGCCCTCGACCCCGAGAAGTACCAGTTCAACGGGGGAATGGACGCGGACGGCAACGTCGAGATTTCGTTCAACGTCTGATCACCCGAGACCAGAAAAGGAGATGTACATGAAATCCAACAGTACCTTCACGCCGCGAGAGCGGCCTCTGGCCCGGGGCGTCCGCATCGCGACCCGTGACAGCAACATGCTCGTCTTCGATCGCGCCCTGCCCACCCTGGACCGCAATGTCCAGGTTCACTCGGGCCAACCGCTCGGCTACGGGGCCGGCGGTCGTACCGGGGGCGTCCGTACCCACGACGGACGCACGGTGGACTCCACTGGCGCGTTCCTCGTGGGCGAGCTGGAGCGCCTCGACCTGACGATGCACGAGCCGCTGGCCGCCGTCAGCTGGGGCCGCGACATCGATCTGCGCGAGGACGTCACGATTGCCGACGAGATCAGCAGCTTCACGCTGACCACGTTTGCCTCCGCTGGCTCTCTCGGCACCGGCTCGTCCGTCGGCAACGGCAAGGCCTGGATCGGCAAGACGACCGACCAGATCGGGGGCGTCTCGCTGGACATCAGCAAGCTGCCCTTCCCCCTGACCCCGTGGGGTCTCGAGCTGAAGTACACGATTCTCGAGCTCGAGTCCGCGGCGAAGCTGGGACGGCCGATCGACCAGCAGAAGTACGAGGGCCTGCAGCTGAAGCACCAGATGGACATCGACGAGCAGGTCTACATCGGCGACACCTCGCTGGGCTTCAAAGGCCTGGTGAACAACACGCTGGTGACGCCACAGAACGTGGTGGTGGGAGCCGGGGGCACGACTCCCTGGGTGACCAAGACCCCAGACGAAATCCTGTCCGACGTCAACACGGCGCTGACCACCGTGTGGGAGAACAGCGCGTGGGCGGTGATTCCGTCCGAGCTGCGCCTGCCGCCCGACCAGTTCGGCTACATCAGCACGCAGAAGGTGTCCCTGGCGGGCAACGTCTCGATCCTGAAGTACCTCCAGGAAAACAACCTGATGACCACGTCGGGCCGGGGCA